GGTGCCGGTGGCGCATAAGGCGCGATGGCGTTTCCCTCATCTATCCAAGATTGGATTTGCCTTGGAATCTCGCCATCTGCTAGAGGATATGGGACAGACCAGACTTGACCTTGTTCATTGGTCCAACTGATTTGTGTGTTTTCTTCGTTTGCGAATACTGCTGTGATTGTCATAGTTATAGCCTCGCGTTGAATTTAGCGCTGGACGTGGTAAAACCACGGCATAGGCCACTCGTAGCAGGAACGCTGAACATCTGATATACTTTATTGTTCGGAGCCGTGACCGTGAATGAGTTAATAGTCGTTGAGCCATTGCTAGTAAATGACGGGTTTATCACCGACGGCGTGGTCCGCATAATAGTACGGAATGGTGAATATTGAACAATGCTTGAGCTGTCAGTGTACGTGGTGAAATAGATGTCATCTACCTCTTGATAGAAATATTCGCAATCATGCAAATCATCATCATAATGAGGTAATTCAAATCTTGGTGCTAAACCAGTTGAATCTGGGTCTGCATAGAGACCTACATCAAATATTTCAAAAACATCTGATGTTGTTCCAATGCCATTTGATGTTGATGATGTTCCAAAATAGACTCCGCTTTGCCAAGCATCGGCAGTTGTTTGATAAGTCGAGCCCGTTGCAAAGGTAAATATTAATTGAAGTGATATAGTGTTATCTTTGTCCCAAGTTCCAGAAGTATCACCAGGAAATGTTAATGTCTGCAATGTATCAGTATTTGCATCACCTCCTGATATGGTAAATTCACGAACAAAGGAACGATTGGAATCTTGATTCACTATAGAAACAGCATAAGTTCCTGCTGGACCTTTGAAACCAAATCTAAGAACTACATCAGTGGCATTAGCAGTACCCCATTGCAAATCAGCAGTTCTAAGGCCTTCGATGTGTTGTATCAAAAAAGCATATTGTCCAGCAGCAATAGATGTATCTGCTGATGTTACTGTCATTCTAACTCTATTTTCTGAACCACCTGGAGTTGCAGAAGATACCTGCTGGAATGTTAATGTGCCGTCTTGAGAATGTGACGAAACCCATTGGTCTACTGGATAATAACTAGAAGCAGTTCCACTACTTGTACCATTTTCTTGTGATATTCTCATTCCAGGATTGACGATGTAGTTTTTGGGCGACGTGTGCTGACGGATGTGATCTGACACTTTATGAGGCGTGTAGATTTTGCGGGTTGTGCTTGTGCCAGCCGTGACTTCAGCATCGCTCACTTCCGATATAACTGCCGTTGCACCTGCACTGATTCCGACAGCTCCATCATAAGATGACACGTCCGCTTCCAGCCCACCTTGCTCATGTGTCACTTGCGCTAACTGCGCAACATCAATCAAAAACTCGTCGCTAGCTGTGCGATATGTAGCTGTGAACGGACGATTGATAACAAGTTCGCCCGCCGCCAGATCACTGCCAGACGTTGCGCGCAGGTTCTTTGCGCCGCAACTATCAATATTGAGCGTTGCAGCGCCCGTGTTCGTATGATTCGGTATGAGATAGACGCGAAACCCATCAGGTATAGTTCCGGTCAATGCGTGGTTGGATGTTGCCGTATAGGCGTTGGATGAACCCGCCGTTGTGATAGCCTGATGCGTGTCTGCCAACCATACCGCCTCAGCCGCCATCATGGCTCGAGCGCTGTTGTTGACAGTTGACGGCGGTTGCTGCTCACGCCAATTGATCGTGGAGTCAGCATCATCGTTGTCGGCCGCCGTAGTCGACCAATCATATTTGCTCATGATGTTCTCGCTGCCTACTCGTTAGGAAAGAATGATGTGCCCGCAGCACCTGCACCCACTGTCACACCAAGCATCGGCACGATATCGCCGGCATCCACTTGAGCGCGGAACCGCCGCTTACTGCCAGCCCGCCGCATCTTGGCCTTGATTTTATCCAATAATCCGTTGACTACTTTAGGATCGCGGCCTGGAACGAATTGAGCCACTTCCTCATAGGTCACGTCTGGAATGCCTCGACCTGCTGCTCTGTTCCATTTGCTCGTTGCGTATTCCAGGACTTTCAGTCGTTCCGCTTTAGAAAGCTTCAACGATGCACTTCCAGAATCTGCACCCGGACGAGGATTTGTCGACGGTTTTGAATCACGCGGAGTCGTTACTCCCCCCGGAAGATTATCAACGTCTGCTGGATCTATTATCGGATCTTGATAGGCGGGAGGGGAGTTTCGTGATGCTGGCGCGGACCCTCCAAAAAAGTCCGGATCAATCACGGGATCAGAATAGCCTGGACCACTAGCACCTAACTGGCTGGTTGTCGGTTCCGGATCTATCTTCGGATCACTATACGCGCCCGCCTGATCGCTTCGCCGTGCCTGTTGCCGCGCCTGATCAGCAAGATGTTGTTCCATCAAGTAGCGATCCATTGCGGTTCTGTCTGATTGCATGATCTTATTGCCCTCGATCTGACGCATCGTCTGATCGTATTCCGGACTTCTCGGATCTGTTTTTGGGTATTCTGGAATCGCTGACTTGCTGCCCTTAAACCGGATCTTGGGGAAGAACGGGAACGCCATTGCCGTACGCGCCGCCCCTCCCATCACATCGCCAGTTGCCATCTGAGCCGCACCACCACCAAGTTCGTATGGCGTGACCATCCCCAACGCTTGACGGCCGAACTCCATGATTGGCGCGTTCGGGTTAACAGACGGATCGTTGAATTGCGAGAATGACAAGTTTGCCGGATCTGGATTGCGCGCTTCTGCTTCCCTTCCGAATGAGCCGAACGGATCGTTTTGAACACGGCTCATGATCCCCGGGGTTTGTCCCGCCCGTTGGGCTGCCATCTGCATGGCTTGTGCGGCTTTGCCGGGATCTCCTGTTGCCTGCAGCACATAGCTGTAGACCTTTGCCAAGCGTTCCGTGTCCATTAGCGTTCCCCCTCGATGACCAGTTGTGGCGTTGTTGCTGGAATGAGAGTGTTCACGCTCCGATCCAACGCTTTCGCAAATCGTGCAAAATTGTTCGGCGATCTGCGCTGAAGCCTACGCAAAATCTGGTTTCGAACGGTTGGATCTTGTTCAAGAAGACGCCGCGCCAAGGCTACAGCCACGTCCTGCCTATAACCAAATACCTTTTGTATTCCCGCGCCAATAGCTTCAACACCCATGTTGAACAGGCTTGGACTTGCTCTAAACCTATTCCACATTGATGCCAAAGCATCACCTGCAAAAGCTGCATCATCTTGTTGTCGCTGCGCTGTCGCGGAATTCCCCATGACCACGCGATCTGTCGAAACCATGCGCGCTTCCCGGTCGATATAGTCACCAAATCGTTCCGGCCGATTGCTAAACACAGCCCTACCTTTTGAGCGAGGTATGATCTCGGACATGAGTTCTCGAACCCTATTCGTTTCAAATAATTGCGTCACGTCGCTGCCGCGCCTTTTCGATCCGAGCGCATTGCGCAAGCTTTCCAGAAACCCGAGCCTGAAGAACTGTTGCTGGCCACTTGTCAGGTTGCGAAATTGTTCGGCGCTGATCTCTGCGTTTTCGCGCAATGCTGCTCGACCAAGTTCTATAGCTTCCCTATTTTCTGCTGCAGATCCCCACGCTTCGCGAGCTTCCTGATATTTTAGATTTCGCGTTGCAGCACCACTTGCGTTCCGCGCATGAACGGCATCAAGCAAGTCTGACTTAAACACCGTCAATTCCCTAACAAGGTTGCCTTGTCCCTGCCGTTGGGCAGTGTCTATCATGTCGTCCAAAGCTTTCTTGGCAGCGTCAAACCGTTCAATATTTGACACTGGGAACCGCTTAGGGCTTTCGTCGCGGAAAAGGTTCAAGGCTCGTTCCATGCGCATCTGGAAGGGCTTGGGGTATTGCATGGCCTTTAGAGCCATGCCATCGAGCACGCCTTGCAAGTCGAAAGGCTCACTGGCGTTGTAAGCAGCCTTATAGAGATTTTGACCATCAGCCTTCATTTTGCTGATGATGCCCCGTTCCGTTTGTCGCGCACTGTCCGCAGACTTGATCAACAAAGCCCGTTCCGTCGCATCCATAATCCGTTGCGATTGTCCGTCTGGCGTTTTGGATGTCACTTTGCTAAACAGGTTGCCCATGCCACGTTGGCGCGTTCGCAACATATCGCGAACGAAATCACCTGCTTCGCCGCCTGATCTATAAAGAGATCCGGTTAGACGCTGCATACTATCCGACGTGTCGGCTATCGTTTCAGGCAATGTCGCTCGACTGTTTGACGCAAGGTTGGCCGCTCGCGCTTGTCCACGCTGAAGGTCGAGGCGCGTGGCCCCTGGTGTTGATCCCGACGCATAAATGCGATTTGCAAGGATTTCGTCT